GGACGAGGCGAGCCAATAGGTGCCTCATACGTTTCGTTAAAGTTAATTTCTATCCGCACGTTGTCACTCCTAGAATAAGAATTCATCTATTGTTGTCTGTTGTTGTAATTCTTCTTTTCTAAATAATTTATGTTTACGTTTCATCTTTGCTAACTCATCTTTAGTCACAAGTGGTTTAAAATGCTTATCACTCATTCCGCCTTTATTAGCAAGATAGAAAGTACCGTCATCTCTAGGCAGAACCCTAAGCATTTCCCAACCGTCGCTTTCATATAGGCTATATGCGTTAGGTTGATTTTCTATAAGTCCCATCGCTTTGCCTCCACTTTGTTTCATCTAATATTTTTGATTTAACGTTATCGTAATCATCAAAAAAGGTTATTTCTTCACTTTTTAATAATCTATCTACTGCCCAACCCATTTCTAAAATGCTTTTTTGAATGATTGGATCATCTTTGTAATCGTTACGGTACAAGTCGCCTAACAACGTTTGTAATTCTGCAATAATCATTAGTAAAACCTCTGTGTTTTTTTGTAGAATTCTAGTTCAACAACGCCCGTCTCACCGTCTTTATTTTTAACGACGTTTAACTCAATATCTGATTTGCCAGTTTCATCATCTGCGATTTCACGGTTGTAATAGTCATCTCGATAAAGCATGAATATCATGTTCGCATCTTGCTCAATGCCCCCAGCCTCTCTTAAATCAGACATCATAGGACGTTTGTCTTGCCTACTTTCAACACCCCTGCTTAATTGTGATAAAGCAATGATTAAGCAACCTGTTTCTTTAGCTATAATCTTTAAATCACGACTAATTTTTTCAACTTCTAAACGTCTATCTTTTTGTGGCAAGTCAGATTTCATTAACTGCAAGTAGTCGATACATATAATTTGTGGTTTATCGCTATCTCTCATAGCAATTTCTCTCACACCTTGTGGTGTAATTTGAGCATGATCTTCAATTCTAAAGTTGCTATGTTGTTTAATGTCGTTGATTGCTGACATTATTCTTTCAACTTCATCATCATTTAACCCATCTGACTTTTTAATCTTATAAAGTGGCACACCAGATATCGCAGACGTTAGACGTTCAACAATGTTGTTACCTCCAGTTTCTAAACTGAAGAAGGTAGTCGGATACCCCTGTTGTGTCAGGTTCCAAATCATATTTAATGCTAGGGCAGTTTTGCCTGTACTAGGTCGCCCTGCAAGCACGTTTAATTGTCCTTCTTCAAAGCCATGTATCTTTTCATCTAACTTATTAAAGTTCGTCGTTATAAACGTCTTAGGCGTATCTGATAAGATGTTTTCCATAACAGTTGTTAGAAATTGGTCTGTCGGGTTGTCTTTCTCGATATTTAACTCACTTAGCTCTTTTAATTGGTCGATTAGATAAGTAAAATTCTCTTTCGTTGGTACTGATTGAAACTCGCTAACTTCGACCCTAGCCTTATTCAAAATGTAGTTGTTTAAGATATTTAGTTGATCCTGCATAAAAAACACTTTGTCTGTACCTTTAGAGTTATACAGTTGTGTTAATACCTTAGTTGGTATAAATTCAGCATCTTCTCTGCTTTTGTAGTAAATCTCGTTTACATCTACTTTGCCTTGTTCAAGTACATACTCGATAAATTTTTGCGCAGTAACATCTGTAAACATTGCAGGTTTGAGTTTTAACTTACTCAACAATTTAGGGTAGTTCATCAGATTAGACACAATAGCGTGTTCGGTTGATAAAACATCAATATTCTTCATCTACAACACCCCATTCTTGTTTCATCTGCGCCCATTTTTTCTTACGTTCTTCATGACGTTTTTTGTATTCTGGGTCATGTTGTAATTTGTATGCTTTAGTTTGTTCTTTAGGTATCGTATCAATCACTTTTGTTTTAGGTTTATAAGCTAATATGTCAGATAAAGTAGGTTTATACTTCTTTTCTCTGATGTATTGCTCTGTTTTTAATAATGTCGGTTGATAGTCCCCATATTTTATTAATAGGTGTAGCCATTCTTTCAAAACTTGTTCGTCACTATCGAACTTCATATTGTAAATAGTATTGATTTTATTAAGAATGATTGCAGCCTCTTTTTTAGTCATAGGCATTTGTTATCACTCCTCGTTCAATATGTCGTCTAGTAAAGTTCCTTTTACTTGTTGTTTAGGTTGTACTTTGTTTTGAGCATCTTCTTTAGTTTTCACATTTTCTTTAGCCCAATTATTTAAAACTTGAATTAAATAACCAACATGACACCCTTTTTCTTTCGTGTAATCAGTAGCAATTTCGATAACCTCATCAGCATGTTCCCCTATATCGTCGACTGCATATCCTATCTGTTCCATTTGGTAAGGAGTTAGGTTATTATCTAAAAATGTAATTACATAATTAATCGATTTTGAGAAGACGTCGTCACTTCTATCTTCTTTATTCTTATTCTTATTCTTATATTCTTCTTCTCTTTCTTCTTCTGTATCGTTACGTAACGTTACGGTAACGTTACTTTCTATTTGGTTTTGTTTTTGTCGTTCTCTATAACGTTGTTGTCGAAGTCTATTCTTTTCGTTATGCTTGCTTCTACTATCTAAACTTTGATGTTTTTCCCAATTAGTCACTTTATAGACACCTTGATTATCATCTATCATTCCTAATGTTTTAAATGTTTGTAACGCCAATCTGATAGAATTAATAGGTCTGTTAAATTCATTCGCTAACATCTCATCGTTGTACGGCAAATTTTCAGATAGCATAATGTAGCCATGCTCGTTATATTTACCAGCAAGTGTTAGCAATTTCACCCAAACTGTAATGATTGTGTCACGTTCTGGTAATGCCTCTATATATTTAATTTTGCTATCATCAAACATTCCGACTTTTAATTTTATCCATGATACTTCAGCCAATATCACTACCTCCTTTAAGCATATTATTTAGTCGATCGTCCACATCAACCCAGCTATCTGTTAAGTGATATTTATTATTGAATGTATCCATCCCTATTTGGTGCTGTTCCGAATGATGAGAACGACATAGTGCTAATACTTGATTGCCTACATGATTTATCTTGTTACGATTGCGCCCTTTACCTACTGCATATCTATGCGCTAAGTCAGAATGTGGTTTCCCACAGATAATGCAGTTACGATTAACTGTTGACCAATATAGAAATGCTTTATCTTGTTTGAGTAAGTCGCTCGTTTTATATGCGAGTGGTATATCGTTATGAAATATCCAGTCCAATGTAACCTCGATAATTTGGCTAGCTTGTGTACGTGTGCAATCACTTAATGAGATGCGCTTATCGTAGCCGTAGTACGTCCGAACGTATTCGATGAACATATGGCGCATGTAGTCCATAGGTTGCCCAGTATGAGCCTCTATGTCCTTTACAAGCGCAAATATCTTACGGCGTTGTTTGTCGGTAATTCTGAAAGGGTCTACGATTTGCACATCTGCTTCTACTTCAAACCCGTTATCAAGTAGGAGTGAAGTTTTGTTATCTAGTTCTACACCCTCAATGACAACGGTAGTTGTACCGTCATCTTGAGTAATGTAGTTTTTGATTTTCGCCATCTACATCAGTCCAATCAGAAAGGCAAATCTGAGTTATCGATGTCTGTACCATTATCAAATGGATTATTGCCGGCTGGTGCTTGTCCTCTTTGTTGTTGAGGTTGGTTGTTTTGTTGGTTACTACCTTTGCTATCTAAAAATTCAATTCTGTTAGCAATCACTCGCACTACTGAACGATTGTTTCCTTCTTTATCTTGAAATCTATCTTGTTTCAAGTTGCCTTCGATTAAAATTTTGCTACCTTTACCACAGTAGTTATTAAGTAGTTCAGCAGTTTTACCGAATGCTACGATGTCAAAAAATGATGTGTCGTCTTTTTTGAATGGGTTATCTACTGCTAATGAGAAGTTAGTTACTTGAGTTTGTCCTGCTTGTTTTAGTTCTAAATCTTTAGTGATACGTCCTGTTAAAATTGTTAAATTAGTCATTTGTATTCTCCTTATATTTCTTCGCCATTGCTTGAATGTTATTGATTGTAGTTACTGCTTGTTGTTCAGACATCGACGTGTAATCTTGTATTCCAAATGTGCTTTCTGCTTGTTGTTGCGTTACGTCTTTTCCTAATGACTTCATCAAATCAACAAAATCAAATACTTCTTGTTTTAGAACGCCAACCGTTTTACTACTTACCTTGTTATATTTTTCTTGTTTTTGTTTTGCATCTGCATCATCTTCATCAGTTGGAATATTGAAGAATTTCATTAAGAAATATCTTTCTGCATAAGTTAATGCAGTACCATGTGCTTTCGATACATCGTCTTGTTGGCCTACTGCGAAGAAAGGTACTTCTAAAATTTCTTGTGGATTATCTGCATTGATCCATTTATAAGTCAGTTTCAATTTAATAATATGTTCTGGTTTACCTTTCGCATTTGTGGTTTCAGTTACTTCTTCGTTTTCTGTGTATGGTACAAGTAATAAATTATGTTCAATCATCTTGTTTCTTATTCTATGAAGGACTTGAGAGCCACTTACGTAAGAATAGTTGTAACCTTTGGTGTCTTTAGTAAAACCATCAATATTGGCTTTAACATCTGCTATCTTTTGAAATAAATTAAGTTGTTCAGCCATCGTTTACCTCCTCCAAATCTTCAAAATTGTATACTTTACGTGTTTCTTTTGTTTCGATTGTTGATACTTCAATCAAGTGTTTATCCCAGTCAATGTCTATATCTTGCAAACCATCGAATTTACGAGCATTACGTCTTAAAGCATTGTAATTAGCATATTCTTGAGCAGTAGGTTTATTAGTGATCCAGCGGCCAAAGTAATTATCTTTAATGCGATACTCTACTTCACAATTTAATATTGGCTCTTGCATTCACGTACTCCTCCCATCGTCGGTCAGCCCTGTCTGCTCTAGCATCAGCGCTTTGATACAGGGTAATATATAAATTGATATTGTCGTTTAAATCTTTAATATGCTCTTTAGCAGTATCTAGTTGTCTTTTTAGATGTTTGTTTTCTAAACTGATTAAAACTAAGTCTTTGCTATCTTTTAGCAAGTTGTTATATTCTTTTAAAGATATAGTTACCTCTTGCATATATGTGCCTCCCGTTATATGATTAAGATGAAATTTTTGTTAAGTGTTTGACTGTTAGTCGTTGCAGCGACTTTCAGTCTTTTTTTTGTGCGTAAAACAGTTTGTCAAAGAATAAATACGTTACTGTTGATGCAACCATTGCAATCGCTATTGCGTTTGTGATGAAGATGTTTAGCATCATTGCTAAGAAAAATGTTACGTTGAACATCATGCCTGAGATTAAGAATGCTTTATCGTGTGATTTCATGTTTATCTCCCCTTTCCATGAATTTCTTCGAAATGTTCTTCGATGAATTTATTCATCTTTCTTGCGTTGAATCTCCAACGATTTAAACTTTCATCTGGATAATGTGCGATACCTTGTTGTTTAAGTAATTTCTCAAACTTCGGATTGAATAGTAATCTGTCTTTAATAGTGTCGTCAGATGACATTTTCAATTTGCGTTTCAATTCTTTTAAGTCCCAAACGGGATCTAGTGAGTAGCTTAATAGTTCTTCATATTCATCTATAGAGACAAGTACATGTGTGTCCGGTATTGTTAAAGATACGGTTAATGTTTGTTCCATCTTAGATACTCCTTTCGTGTATAATTTGGTTATCGCTACTGCGTTAGATTGGGGGTGTAATAATGAGTAAAAACAATAAAGATTTCTCTAGAGCTTTAAAGCGAATGCGTTCTAATGCGCAATCTATGAAAGGTACTTCAAATGTAGATTTTAATGATTTGTTTTCTACACAATTCATGAAAAAATATACAAACAAAACTGATATATATGAATTTATTGAAGCAAGCAATCTTGACGTTCATGGCCAAGAAGATTTCAATGTAGTAATGCAAACTAAAGATTGGGAGCATTACGTGAATAAAAACACTAGGTTTAATTCTTGGCATGACATGTACGAAAAAGCTCTAGGCGAATATACTTTTAATAATTTATTCAAAGGACTTTAGTTTTTTCATCAATTCATCAGTATCAACATTTACTTTTATTTTATATGTTGGCCTTCTAATAGCATTCCTAATCTCCTCCGCCAAGATGACGATTAGGAGTGCTATTTTTAGTTTCTTTAGCATGGTTATGCCTCCTTTAAGTTGTTTGTTCGATTGTGGGTAAAATATCGTTGTCTTTTAGTAATTCGTAAATGAACAATCTACCTTTCTGTGTCCATTTAGTATTCATGCGAACCGATGTGCTACCGTCTTTATGTTCGATTTCAGTAGTAGATGAATGTGTGTAGCCTTTAGCATGTAGGTTAGAATATAGTAACCACTGACCAGATTGTTTATATTGAACTTTCAGTTCATGCAGTAACTTGTTTAATGCTTGAGCCGACATTCCGTAATCTTTAGCAATCTGACCGACTGTAACTAAACTTTTATTGTTTAATATTGTGTCTAGATAAGATGCTTTAGGTTCATATTCAGCAATCTTTTGCTTTTGCATGTTGTTTTCAAGTTGTAGCTGTTGTTTCTCTTTTTGTTCCTCTATCCAAAGTTCAGCACGTTTGACTGGGTCTTTAATCATGTAACTTGCGATAGGTTGTGCGATTTGACGTTCCATTTCGTTAAATTTATTAATGTAAGCCATTTTGAAATCGTTGTGACCTTGAATGTTGAACATGTATAAAGTGAAACCGTCTTTAGTTAGTAGGTATTCTCGATACTTGCGTCCCCTAGTATTCGTAAATTCACTATCAATAATTTCACTGTCCAAATTTGGACTGTGAGATTTTATAGTTTCTAAATCTCTTAAAACATGTTGATGATTTTTGTTTAGTTCCTCTGCTACTACTCGACTAGAAACGACTGCCCCTAATTCTGAATTATTTTCAATTTGTATTTTTTGTAATACTTGCATTTGTTGTCCTCCTTTAAGTTAAAACTTTCTTTTTACGTAAGTCTTTGTTAAAAAAAATATCTCTTCCCTCTTGTGGTGTTAAATCTAACGCGAAATAAATCCCATTTATTACCGGATATGAAGGTTTAGTTCTTCCATGTATCATATTGGACAATGTATCTCTATTAACACCTATTTCTTCAGAAAGAGTTTTGATGTTGTGTCCTTTTAAAGCCATTTTTGATTTTAAAAGTTTAGTGTCGATAGGCATTTCGTTTCACCACCTTTCGTATTACGTAAGTAATCTTATCATGGCTGTACAAAATAGGTCAAGCATTTTACGAAAGTTTTTAAGAAAAATATTGCAAATGCCGAAAGTTTTCCTTATAATATAGTTATCAAGTAAAAGGAGTTGTATTACGATGTGCTTTTCAAAAAGAATGAAACAATCAAGAGAAAAACAAGGTATGACTTTAGCTGAACTAGGAAGAAAAATCGGTAAAACTGAAGCTACTGTACAACGTTATGAAAGTGGAAATATCAAAAATCTTAAAAACGATACTATCGAAAGCATAGCTACGGCATTAAATGTTAACCCTGCATTTTTGATGGGTTGGATAGATGAAAGTGATGAACAACCACAACATCGTGCAGCTCACCTTGAAGGCGAATTAACTGATGACGAATGGCAACGAGTTTTAGATTATGCTGATTTTATAAGAAGTAAACGTAAATAAAGGGTGTTTTTATGGGGTTATATGAAAAAATGTTAATAGAGCATGACTATATAGAAGTCAGAGAAACAGATGTTATGCCTAATGACTTACACGGTTTATGGTTAGGTGATTTAATTCTAATCAAACGCAACCTATCCGAAACACGCAAAGCCGAAGTGCTATACGAAGAACTAGCACATCACAAACTTACATACGGGAACATCTTAGACCAATCTAAATGGATTAACCGCAAATTTGAAAGCTACGCAAGACGTCATGGATACGAGGCCGCACTGCCCTTGCGTATTATTGTAGAGGCACATCACTACGGTGTAAGTAACTTATACGAACTAGCGGAATACGTTCAGTTAAGTGAAGAACACGTATTAGAAATATTGGAACATTACAAACAAAAACATGGTATTGGAACTCACTATGGCGATTACTCTATTACGTTTGAGCCGTTGAGGGTTTTTAGGTTGTATGATGTGTTTTGAATTTATCTATTTTAAGGAGACAATGGATGATAATTTTAAATTGCAAAATAAAATTAAATGAAATTGTTTACGAAGTGAAAACGAATAAGAATAATTACTTCACCTATTCTTTACCTAAAGATATCACATCTTATAAAGTAAGAAAGGTGCTTAAAATTATTGAAAGTAAAGTAGATGAAGACGAAGATTAATTAAGCAAAGGAGGTTGAGGGATGGAAGCCACTCACTCTTGTTTATCTTTAAAATTGACTAATTAAGAAAAAACATTTATAATGCAAGTATGAAATGGTCATTCTTGAAATGACTCGGATAAGCCTTCATGCTATGCATGAGGGCTTTTTTCGTTGAAAGGATTATTTATGAGAGACATTGAATCAATAAAAACATTACTAGAAACTTCAGTTTATAATAAACCATATTTAAGCTGTGAAGAACAATTGGTTTTATTGGAATATCGTGGAGTGAGAATAGAAAATAAAAAATTTGCTTTGGAACAATTAGAAACAATATCATATTACTCGTTGATAAACGCATATTCTCCTCTTTTCAAACAAGCAAATGGGCAATATGAAGAAAATGTTACATTTAATGATTTTTATATGTGCTATAAATACGACACTCGTTTAAAGAATATAATTTTTAAGTACATAATACTAATAGAACAATCTTTAAAAACTAATTTATCTGCAACTGTAGCTAAAAATTATGGTGTTCAAGAACCCACTCTTAAAAGAACGTTTACAAACAAAAAAGGTAAGCAAATAACAGGATATGATATAAGAAATTCATATTTAGATGCTAAAAACTATGATGGAAACAACAGTTTTAGATCTGGTCATTTACGACACCTATCTAAATATAGAGATTATTTAAAAAATGATTCGATTAAGCACTATAGAAATAATCACAATCATATCCCACCGTGGATATTAATAATCCCCCTTAATTTTGGAGAAACGATTAAATGGTTTTCAATTTTAAAGCCTAAAGATAAACAATCGGTCGCTTCAAAAGTATGTGGTTTGGAAACTGATGATTCATTAAAAGAGGTTGCTATTCCAATATTAGAAATCCTTAGACAATACAGAAATGTCATTGCACATGGACAAAGGTTTTATTCGTTTAAATCCAATGAAGATACTGCTCATTTATCATTATCTTTTGTAAATTCGTTACTTGAATATGATTTTATAGATAAAGCAAAATATAAAAAAGGGATTGGAAAAAACGACCTGTATTCATTAATTATTTCTATTATGATCTTCACCAAACCAGCTGGAATTCGAAAAAAATTCATTGAAGAGTTAAACATTTTATATAAAGAAATTGAAAAATATTGTAAGTATAATCTATTCGAAGTAATAGGTATAACCCAATACGATTTAGAGAAATTATATGTTCTAAATAGGTTGCTTAAATCGTTATAATTTTTCCGGGTACCTCCCACGTACCCTTATTATTTTTTTACCTTTTTTAGGAGGGATGAGTGAAATGGCATCTTTTACAGTAACAAAACGTAAAAATAAGAACTCAACAAGCTGGCAGTATGATGTAAAACATCCTAGTTTTAAATCTGGTAAAAAGCGTAAATCTGGATTTAAAACGAAAGCAGAAGCAACAAATGCAGCACAACGTTTAATCAGAGATTTAGAAGATGGTAGCAAATTTGAAGATAATAAAAAATTTGAAGATTACTATAATGAGTGGTTAATCATTAAGAATAAAAAGAAAGTATCGCCTATGCAATATTATTGGTATGAGCGTTCTTTAAGATTGTTTAATGAATACTTTGGTAAGAATATGTTACTTAAAAACATTACACGATCAGAATACCAAAAATTTCTAAATAAGTTTGGGGACGGACACGCAGATGAAACGGTGCGTAAAGTAAATGGTTGTTTAAGTCAGTGTTTAAAAGATGCAGTGTATGACGGTCATATCAAAAAAGACCCAACATATAACATAGCTATAAACGGTACAGTTAAAGCTAAAGATGAGCGATACAAATATATGAGTATCACGCATTATTTAGCGATGTTAGATTATTTTAAAAGTAGAGATGAACAAAGTTATATATTTTTATATCTACTTGCGATTACTGGTGCAAGATATAGTGATTTAATCAATATGACATATAAAGATTTGAACAAAAGTGACGGTATAATCCATTTGCCAGGAACCAAAACCAAAAATAGCAAACGTGATGTAGAAGTATCGACTAAAGATGTTCTACTGATAAATTCAAAACTAACTAAATTACCACGACGAATTGACGGTAAACTTTTCAAATTAAGTCACAATGCTATAAAAAAATCGTTTAATCACACTAAAAAACAAGTGGGTTTAGAAAATGATAATATAACCCCTTATTCGTTAAGACACACGCACACATCTTATTTATTATCCAAAGGCTTGCCAATTGAATATATAAGTAAACGACTAGGTCACGCGTCAATTTCTATTACGTTAGAAACCTATTCACATTTACTAGAAGAACATAAAAAAGAGCAAGGTCAACGTGTCAGAGAATTATTTTCTTGACACATTATTGACACTTGCTAGCTTGAAAGCCCTTTGTATAAGGCTTGTCGTATGGAGACGGCGGGATAATTTTAATTTTAGAATAAGCATGAAAAAGGCTTATATATAGCATTCATCGCACATTTTCATTAGAACAAAACAGAATAAAATGGAACTATTTTGACACGCGCTTGACACTTTTGACACAAATATACCCCGTCGAATTCGACGGGTTTTGTTCTATTTTTACGCATAAAAAAATAACCGTACCTATTAAGATACGGTTACTAGACGTCTATCAAATGAGTGGTCAGTTACTTACTGCTAAACGCAAGCAAGGCCTCCACTAAATCGGAATGGCTACCGAGAATAATTAAATTATAACATAAAAAAACAGGGACAAGCACCGTCATGCTTATCCCTTTACGAACTAGTAGTGAAATGTCGTCTGAATGTATTATACTAGCATGTATAAACTTTAACAAGGTTATTGCAAATTAATTAAACATATTAATATACTTCTATGATTCTCAATCGCTCGTACCATATCCAACCGTTATTATTTCTAGAATAAACACGACACCAACCGTCCTTAATTTCAAAGATATAGAACTGATCATATCCTGCTTTATAAGTGTTGTTTGTTACATACCACTCTTTACCTTTGAATTTAACTAACGATGCACCGTAATAATCAACACGCGCTCTGAATTTAGCTTTAGACGATTTCTTCATGTTTAAAGGTGGAATACTATTCACTTTTAAACCTGTTGTATCTTTAATGATATTGCGTTGTGCTACCGATTGCTTATCAGCTTTCTTCGCAAACTTTTTACCGCCTGCTGTTTTATAAACATCCTTAACGATTAAGCGTTCATACCATACATAACCATCGTTACTTGGACTGTAAACTCTAGCCCAACCATCACGAATTTCATACACATAGAAAACGTCGCCTGGTTTATACTCTTCATTTGTTGTAACCATTACATTATTATGGTTAGGTCTACAAATAGTGACACCTGCGTTATCAGCAATCGCTTTGAAATATGCTTGGTTACTCCAAGTTAATTTTTTAGGTGGCTTTTTATTTACTGAAATTGAACTGTTAGATTTACGTTCTGATTTTTTCACTTCTTTAATATCAGTTAAGTCTACGCTATCGTCAGCGAAGTCTGGCACAATGAAATGCGTTAAGCCTGTGTAGTCATCTTCACGTAATTTAGCTGGTGTATTAGCGTTACTATCGAAGTTTTGTTCTAAGATTGTAAATGATTTAGTGCCTCCGCTATTATCCCAAACTAAGCCAGTGTGCCCCCACCGGCTATAAACACCTTTTGTATAAATGGCAATTGCACAAATAGGGGGAACATAATCTCTGGTGTTTTCTACAACTTTCCAACCTTTAGGCATAGCATTTAAAGTATGCAATTCTTTGGCATTACCATAAAATCTTACGCCACCAGTCACATGATAGATGAAATCTACACTTAAATCTGCGCATTGATAAGCATACATATTATCAAAATCTACAAACTGACCTTTCAGACTGTGCATGTATTCAATCGCTTGTTTATACTTAACCACACTTTGTGGCGAAGGTGTCGGCTTTTTGTTTGTTTTCGTTGATAGTTTCTTACTTGGTGAGGACTTAACACCATTGATGTATTTAGCAATCTGTTTATCTAGATGCTTAACGTTTCGTGAATATCCGCAAGCCTCTAATAAGTTTCCAGGATCAATTTTATCAGCTTGAATGTCTTGGTGTCCCGGTACTTCTGTTTTGTAATCAATGCCCCAATAGTTACATAAATAAGCTAGTACACGTGCCATATTATCTAATGACTTACGAGAACGTTTTTGACTACTAGGGAAGTAACTACCTTCCACGCCAAACGCTACATCATTTGCATCAGCGTTATACCATTGATTGTCTGTCGGTGTATTGTATAAAACGTGCCATGCTTTTTCTGTAACTGGAATACAGACAATACATTCCTTATCATCAACGAATATATGAGCGCTAGCAACAATTGACCAATCAATCATATACGTATTTTTATAATAATTCACGTTTGTTTGTGCCGTTGTTTCAGGGTTACCTGTATCATGTGCTACCGCAAATAAAGGTTTTTTACTTGTTAACGGTTGCCCACTTCTACGTGTCCCAATCGGTAAAAAATCATATTTAACGGGAACGCCATTCCATTTTTCTGCCATTATGCACGACCTCCACCAATTTTATTATTTTTATCTTTAGTTGATCCTGTACGTGTTCTTACAGTTTCCCAAATGCCTGTTGCCATTAGCCCGCTAATCAAACCAGCAAGCAAACGACCACCAATTGATAATTCGGTAACAATTTCAGGAATAAACGCTGTAATACCACCTAAAACGATACCAATACCAATAGCGATTAAAGGTACAACATTTTTAGGTACTCCAGCTTGCTTAACTAATTGTGTTAATGCGATTGTGATAACTGAAATCACTGTTGCAAATGCAATAATACTTTCCATCTCTTCCACTCCTTATTATTCAAAATAAAAAGCCGACACAATGTGCCGACTTAAATTAATTTTATTTACATTTACCAAACCAATAACAAGTCCAGAAACTAGCTTTTGCAAATAGTTTAAACATATCAATCACCTCCTTATATGCCGAATATCATTCTGATAATGGCGAAAATAATAGAACCTGCCACTGAAAAAACCATACCTAACATTAAACGTTTCATCTCTTTGATGTTTTTACGATTTTCTCTTTTATTTTCTTTATCAATTTCTCGTTCTCTATTTATACTGTCTAGAGTGAAATTCATTTTTTGGTTGATTAGTTCTTGATTATGTTGTCCATCTTTTATTTGCTCCAAAGATGCGAATATCTTTTCATCATTATCTTCTAACCGTTTTATTCTTGTTTCATAATCGCGTCCTTGACTATCCTCCATTCTTGCACCTCTATTCTGCGTCAGTTTCAGTTGTTTCTTCCACGTACTCTAATAAAGTTGTTAACTTTACTGGTTTGACTGTCACTTTTTCACTAATAATACCGAACTCATAATTTAATTCGTTTAAGCTGTTTAAACGACTAGCAAGCGCTTTAACTTTATCTAAATCATCAAATTTAGTTGCGATATTCACATTATTAGTTGGGTAGAATTGACCTCTAAAGTCATTATCTAAAACAGCTTCTTCTCCTTTTTCATTCACTTGTACTAAGATATAACTTTCTGTGTTTTTTACAATTTCGTTTGCCATGATAATTTCCTCCTAAAATTTTGTATAAAAAGAGTGCTAAAGGTTACTCTCCTTCAGCACTTGTTTGTTCATTATTTTGTTGTTCTTGATATTCTCTAATGATTGCACGTAACATTGCATTTTCTTGTGTTAGTTGCGCATTTTGTGAACTTAACTCCTCAATAACGTAATTAGGGTTAGCTTGTAATTGATTATTCATTTAATTGTTCCTCCAGCGTATTAATTTTTTCGTTTAATTGTTGTATTGCTCTTAATGCCCAAGATAGCATTTCGTTAGTATTCACACCACTATTAAAAACAAATTCTACTGGAATATCGTAGCCGTCGCCAATTACTGGTCCGTGATGTATTGTTTCCTTTTCATCATCGTTGTATTTGTAACTATATAACTGTAATTCGTTAGAAATAACATTTAATGCGTCATAGTCCCACTTTTTAATATCATGCTTAAATTCAGCACTAGACGCTTTTATAAAGTCACTCGCTCTGACTGGTTTGAACCCTGTATTTCCACCGTTATAACGTAAGTTGTTAGTTACCCATAGTTCATTGGTAGATACTCCAATATAAAAGTTTTGTCCAGTATTTACACGAACTGAATTTGCTTGTATATCGTCGCACTGCAAATCTTTGTATTTAGGGCTTCCATTATTATATCCATTATAATCAGTTATTCTTAGTTTGCCTTCTTTCGGGTCTACTAAAGCATATAAATTGTTATTTTTAGCCCACCAATCTCCTAATAAATTACGAGCATAAAAATCTCCAGTACCAATATTACCGTCTTTATCAGTTGCGTAGATGTATCTTGATTTAGGCGATTTATCAAATCGTATTCCAGAACCAAAACTATAAGACGCTGGCGCTTTTTCTACTAATTCAGTTATTGTTCCATAAGATAAAACGCCGTCTGTATCTGCGACGCTGTCATTCAGTTTAGTCCAAAATCTAAATTCATTTGTACCTGCACGATTGTTTTTCATTGGTCTAATATAAACGGAACTTGTTTCACTCTCAATGTTTACAGTGGCATTGGCGTCTAACACAATACGGTTGCGTTCAGAATTTAAGGCGATTGCACCACCCGCACTATTTAGCGTTACACCTCTAACACTGTTAGTAGGCGAATAAGTATAATCAAAGAATTGTAATGTACCAGACGCCTCGCTACTATCTCCGTCTATATATGTTGATATACCAAAGTCAGAATAATAAAGCGAACGGTTTTGGTTATTGTTTCTAAATCGTAAATAACCTCCTTGCGCTCGCATAAATACATTATCTTTTTGAGTATCGCCACGCCATGTTCTGACAAATGTCCCTGCCAACTCTATTGTGTCTTGGCTAAGTTTTAAATATGTTCTGCTATCCCCACCACGAATACCAACTTTATTTACGTCAATATCTAAGCCTTCGGGACTTAAATTTAAACGGTTGATAATTTCGTTCTTACCAACTTTATTATCAACTCTACTTGCCATAACGTTGAAGTCTTTATTGACTGTAATATCTACTTTATCGCCTCTAAGTTGAATACCATTTCTATCCATTGTGTATGATTGAATATTACCGTTTTCATCGTAACTTAAATTTATTCCCTTAGTTGTGGCCGATATTTCTGAAATAACTTGAGATAATGTTTTACGACTAGCGTTGAAATCTTGTTGACTAGCTTTCAACTGAATTTCTTTACCGTTTTGATTTATTTCAGTGTTCATGAGTTTCAGTTTTGTTTCGTTTTCATTTTTATAGTCATCTATATACGATTTAGCATTATTTTCAGCGGTTAAACCTAATAATTCTATATCTTCTGGTGCTGGCGACCAATCAAGTTCTTTTGTCCCTTTATATAAGCTCACTTTCCCAATAAAATGGTTATCAACGTTAGGTATCAATACAATTCTTATATCTTGATAAGTCTTTGTGTTAAATCGAATAACGTTATCAGTTGTATATCCTACAATCGTATTAGAACCTTTGTTATAAAATACTCCCATTCTTACATTTTGGTCTGATTCGTGTATTTTTAAAATATAATCTGTATTTTCTTCAAGTGTAGGATTAGTACCATTACCTCTGTCATAAAAATAAAAATTAAGTGTTCTGTTAGCATTTAATGTAACGCTATAAGCCCCATTAGTTACACCATTTACAATATTTTGATGCGGAGAATAATATGATTGTAAATAATTTCGGTTTGTAGATTTAACTAGGTCTAAACCATTTTCGTACTCTTTTAAACTCACTTTATCACTAATTGAATTAGATAACTGTTTGCGTTCGCTGTCTGCATTATTTAAACGTGTTACAAGTTTATTTTGGTCTGTTGTGTAATCTTGTTTAGATACTTTTGAATTAATTTGATCTGGTAATAAATCAAGTGTCGCCTTATTTGATTTAACAGTCGTTTCTAAAGGCGTTAAGCGTCCGTCAACGTTTTTTAGTTGTTGCGTAACGTCATCACTTTTAGCCATTAAACCAATTTGACCTTTTAATACTTTGACATCACTTTCTGTTGACGTAACTCGTGTTGTGATCGGTTTGATAACTTCTTGTGTGTTTTGATTTGCTGCCACTTGCGCCTCTTGTGCTTTTTGTTCTGCGTATCGTTTTGCTTCATCACGTTTTGCGATTGCGTCTGCTATTGCGCGTTTTTCTTCATCGTCTACAATGCCGTCTGCATATGCTTTAGCCTCTATTTGTTTTAACTCATCTTGTGCTTTAGCATATACTTTCGCTGCTTCTTCTGCGTCTTTCTGCGCTTGTTGTATTTGTCTTTGTAAATCTTCTGGTGCTGGTGTCCAGTCAGTAGCAATACTGCCTTTTTCTACTTTTATATCTGTTATATAAAAACTAGGGTATGTGCTATTCATAACTAAAAATGCAACGCGTATTTTTTTAGTAGTAGTATTTACTTTAAAAGAAAATGTTTCCTCTTTATCAAAACTAAAAGACTGATAAGATATATATTTTTCATTATTGTTATTATCAATTTCTTTTACTGGTATATATATACTATTTTTAGTGTTATCTGAAATAGGTTTAACTTTAAATGAAATAGTGTAAGTTTCGTTAGGTATTGTATTTATCACTTGTTGAACTAACCAATCGTTATAAACTTTTACCCAAAGTCTATCGCCTATCTTTTCTAAACGACTATCTAATTTATTATCAAAGCCATAATCGTAATTAAGTGTACCTAATAATAAGTTTCTTCCGCCAACTTCAATACCATCTATTTTACGTTCTACACTACTTATACTTGCGCTTATTTCAGATTTAGTAGTATTTATTTTGCTGTCTATTTCTTTTCCTAAAACACTGTTTAAATTGTTTATTTGACCGTCTGTATAATCTTGTAAAGTATTTTTAAGGTTTTCTACTTCATTACGATTAGGTATATCAGCGTATAAATGTTGATTTTCGCTATCCCAACGACCATTAGGTAACGTTTGTGCTATTTTATGCATAGCGTCATTAAACTTCTCATCAGTATATTGAGATTGGAGTAACTTCAATCGTTTATCAATAGAGATTTTAGCGTCAGTAACGCATTTATATAACGTTTGTAACTTTTGTCGATACACTGTGAATAAAGTTTGAGTATCAACTAATTTACCAATCGTTGCTGTATCTTCATCCATACTGTCTAAATTCGTTTTGATGTTTTGATAAACACCATCAACATCTGATAATGCTTGGTTTAAGTTTGCTTTCAAATCATCTTCGACAAGATACTCACTATTTAGCACATCATACACATCATTTTGTAATTTACTATGTTGAATAGTTAAATTGATGAAACTATTATTTAAATCTCGATACATCACTTGTTCACGTCTTAAGCCACCGATTTTTTCTACATCATCGGCTGTTTGAGTTATCCATTTTCCGTTCCAGTAACGACGTAGTACTGCAACATCAGGGTTTGACGTGTCATACCATAATGTATCGTTTTGTGGATTTTCTGGTGGCTCTGCACCTTTGAATATTTTACGTTCGTAATATTCTAACTCTCCAGCTACAACATCACTCACGATTGTGTTTACGTTGGAAATATTGTCGTTAAGTTTTTTAGTAATTTCATCTAATTTTCTATTAAAGAATTCTCTTAGTTTTGTTTCTTCGTACTCAATGACATTACCAAAGGTAAATTCACTTTCATCTGCTAACCAGTTGTACTTAATACCTATAACTTCTGCCTCTATATATAAAGGTGGTCTGAAATCTCTATCTTTAACTCTGACAATATCTCTTAGATGTACTGTTACATCGTTATAATATTTATGGATATCGATTGAAGATACTTCATAACTTATCGCTGCTTGATTACGTTTGTTGAGTTCTGTTTTAGCAAGGGTAGTCAAACGTTTGAGTGTCATATTCTCATCGTTACTTTCAGGCTCATATACATCCCAAATATAACGGTTAGGAAGTCCGAAAATCTCTTGTGCTTCATCATCTACTACAACAGTTTCAATTCTTGAGCCATCTTCTTTTTCAGGACCAACTGCAAGTAAAGCAGTTTTCACTTCAGATAGATCAATCGTTCTTGTCATACCTGTTAAGTCTTTACCTTTAGTAATTTCCTTACCTTTGAATAAGTTTTTAGGTTTAGTAATTGATACATAACGATGTTCGACAGTATGTGCGCCTAATTCAATATAAAAACTAGGGACCATGTCGTAAGTAGTACAAAGCATGTAAATTAAATCAAACGGGTTAGTATGAGAAGTCCATGATGTTGTTCTATTACCACCATATTCTGTATCATCAGACACTTCCCAACCTGTATCAGCAAGCGTTTTAAGTAGTGCTTGTGTCGTTGTATGTGCTTCAAATTTACCAGGTTTAATAGGTTTAGCTGTTTTCAAATCTTCTAAATAACTAGCATTACATTCGATTTCAGTTGTACCGTCAAAGTTATCTGCAATGTGGATAATAATAAATTCTCTGAATGTACCGTTATTGTCTTGAGCGATAATACGATTACGTTCTCTTAATTTTTCTGCTCGAGTGTTTTCTATCGTAAAATCAAAGGTTTCTGTTTTTTCTTCTACATTCATACTCATTTCAACATTGATTAATGCGCCATCACTTTGGCTAATAAAATCAATAATGTTGTCATTAAAATCAAGTACATGTATTCCTACATTCTTCACTATCTAACCTCCAATCTATAAATATCTATCTTGCCAATATACTGTCGTGTCGTATGTGTTTTCGGGATAAATCATACATTCATTCATCCCTTTATTTATGTTAAAGAAGTCACTACCAAATGTTTTTAAATCGAGTGCAGGTTCTTCATTGATCGTTACTGTCTTTTCTTCCATATTAATGTTGATTAAATCACCTTTTTTAATAATTAAATCTCTTGCTTTAGGTGGTTTAGGTAAAATCTCATGATTATAACTACCTAAAATTGTTGTTGGCATATGATAATTGTTGCCATTTTTAGCAATATAGATACTTACTGCTGATATAGGTCGTTGATAGAAGTTCCCACTATCAATAAATACCTTTTCTGTCACATCTACTGGCGTAATTCGTTTAGGATAGTCTACTTCATCATATTTCCATGTTTTTATATAAAATTTATCTCCAATACGTTTTAAACGCATATAAATTACTATATGTTTCCATGTATAAAACTTAGGTGCATTTGTATATCTATATATTGTCTTTTGATTACCGTTTTGGTCGAATAGTGTCACATGTATTGTGCCTATATTTTGCGTTGCTCTAGGATTACTATAACCAATAGAAGCAATCACACGGTTATCTGTATCATATACATACTGTGTTGCATGTGTAGCACCTTTTTTACTTTGATTAACATGTATTTTAACTGTCGAACTAAAATCTTGAGTGCTTTTACCGAATGAGTGCTTATACTCTGCACCATTCCATCCACTTGTACTTGTAATACTACTTTCATTAAGCATAAAAGCATCTTTTGAAGAACTCATTGCCATAGCACCACCAACTGTTCCACCAGTTACATTATCGTTGATAGTACCGTTAGTGACTTTAGTCCATCCAAAGAAAGAACGCATCTCATCATTAAATAAAGTCGGTGTATAATCTTCGACTTTTTTATCTAAATCGTCATCACCTATCATGAAATAATCTTCATCATTCTTCGTGATAGAGAAGTAACTCGCATTCTTTAATGCTGTTGCTTGTACAATGATAGGACTGTCGGCTGTTCCTGCACTCACTACTGATACTTGGTCTGAAATAGCTGTGTTTTTAGTACCTTCTACTGCGTATTTGTATGGATCAGCTAAAACTACATTAATACTGAATTGCCAAAACGTTTCACTGTATTTATCTAACTCAATTGGTCCTTCAAAGTAAGCGTTCCAGTACCAATCTTGTGATTTAAACTGTAAAGGTACAGCATGGTCATAATCAAACAGCTTAACTAAATCATTTAATACTTCATCATGCGTTTTCACGCCACCTGATGAAAGATAATCGTTTCTAATAATTAATGGAAGTTCGAATTTATATTCTTTAAGTTGTCTTTGTTTAACTACACTTCCACTTCTACCTAATACTTCTTCAGTTTCAATACCAAAATTAAAAGAGGGTATTTTAAACCCTCTTTCAACTACTAACCATGGAAGTGTTTTATTATTAACTTTTATAGTATCAATCAATTATGTTACCTCCCCTGGTTTAAATCTTGATTTTCTTTGTTTTTGTCTATTGTATTTGTCAATAGAATTAAAAACTTGTTGTTCGTGTGTATATTTATCAATCGTTGGTTCAAAGTTTTTATCTGCAATCGTTTGATTACTTGTTACAATTTGAGTTAATAAAGCGATTTGTTGTTGTTGTGCTTGTAACATTTGCAACAACACATCATTGTCATTACTTCCACTTGGTTTAGGCAATGAATTAGGTCGTTTATTTCCTCTTGTACTACTTTTCTTATCTATATCTTGTGCTGCAAGTGCTAGCATTTTCATAGCATCGCTACGTCTAGCTGGATCAGTCGGAATTATCCATTCAGGATAACCACCTTCTGCAATGTTGTACCAACCTGCATTTTTGATTAAGCCCCCTGTGGCGTATTTTTTACGTCTACCAGTTGGACCCCAACCAGTTAAGCCACTAGCCATACGACGTTTCCAGTAAGATAAGTTAGCACGCCAATCTGTGTTATTGAAGAAAGCAAGTAATTGGTCATAACCGTTTTTAATATTTTTATGTCCTCTAATTGCGTAGCTGTTAAATGAGCCTGGTGTATATTGTAATAAACCTTGCGCTTCGTTCCCTCCGCTGTTTACATCATGAATTTGTTGAGTAACTCCAGCATTACCGCTACTTTCTGTTTGGATAAGTCGAGCAACATCATTCACATCAGCATTTGAAACTCTTACTCCTATTGCTTTAGCTGCACGTCTAATATCTGGTTTCCAAGCACTTGCAGCTTTGTTTACGCCACCACCACTTTTAGCTGCTTGTTTAGCCCATGTTAATGGGTTTACACTATCTGGATGGTTGTTTAAATATCCTTTTCCTTTGTTAACTTGCCAATGTAAATGGGAGCCGAACGAGTTACCTGTATTACCTACTAATCCGATGATTTGACCTTGATGAACTCTGTCGCCAATTTTTACTTTACGTTTAGATTGATGCATGAAAATATGTGTATATTTTTGTCCGTCCCAAATTTGAGTTTCATTACCGCCAGATGGCTGGTTAGGTGAGAACCATGATTGAATTACTTTACCGTCTATCGGCGAAGGAATAGGTGTACCTGTCGGCGCACCATAGTCAATACCTGCATGTCCTGAAGGTGTCCATCCTCTTGTCATATGGAATGGTGATTTGGTGTATGGATTATATCCTCCACCACCACTAAATTCATCTTCTAACCAACCATCAATCAAGTTTTTAGCAGCTTCTTTTAATTTTCCAAACATAGCTTTCATTAAGTTGTATGGTATTTCTGCGCTTTTAGCAATTCCGAATGCGTCCATATTTACTCCAAACGCTTCAAGCACTTTATTAAGTAATTTGCCAGGTTTACCAACCCAATCAGCTATGTCTCCAACTTTATCCGATAGCCATTTAGTGCCTTTCCCTACTGCACCTTTAATTTGAGAAAGCTTTTCGCCTCCCCATTCTTTAGCTTGTTTGGTTTTATCGCCAATACTATCCATAGCATTGTGTTTTAGTTTTTTTGCACTATTAAAAAACTTTCCTGCAGTTTCTCCTACTGCTTGGAATAATTTTTTCTTAGTACCACTAGCAAAACGAGGTATAGTTCCAGTATTAAACATAGGTGTCATACCGTTACTTAACATAGCATGAGTTTGCGCACCATTTAAAATACGAGTACCTTTAGATAACGGCATAGTCGTATCTTTAGCTGGAGTTATAAATGGTTTACCTTTAGGCGGTATGATTGTTTCGTGTCTAAAGCCTCCAGGACCGTTGCCCTTACCTTTATCTCCAACAGTAGCTAAAGTATTTTGGTTTAACTTACCATTAGTCACTAAATTTTGTGTATGTGTACTTTCTGTACCTGTATGGAATTTGAAAGTAGGTATTTTTTTCATTCCAATTTTATCAGCTACCCAGTTCACTCCACCTATCAATTTATTCAAACCACTTTTTACTGCATTTACCATTCCAGTAATGTGGCCTTTGATACGCCCAATAATATTTTTAAGTCCACTATTCATATTATTGAATGTCCTTCGAACACTATTCCATAAACCTTTAGCCATATTTACCGTTGTATTCTTAATACTACGCCAAGTGTTAGACATGAAGCTTTTGACGCGATTAAAGATATTACGAGTACCTCTATAAAGGTTGTTAAACGTGTTACGAACACCTGTCCATAATGATTTAGCATAGCGAACAGTTGTGTTTTTAATGTTTCGCCATATATTACTCATAAAGTTCTTAACTTTATTAAAAATACTACGCGTTCCTCTTGATAGGCTATTCCACGTATTTTTTACGCCCGACCATAATGATTTAACAAGCTTAATAGTAGTGTTTTTAATATTACGCCACACATTAGACATAAAGTTTTTCAGTTTATTAAAGATACTACGTGTTACTTTAGATAAACTATTAAATACATTTTTAACACCACTACTTAAACCTTTAGCGAGTTTTACTGTTGTGTTTTTGATAGCTGTCCAAGTTCTTGTGATAAACGCTTTTAAATTAGCTAGTATTTTTCGGACACCGTTATACATGCCTTTAATAGCATTAATAACACCGTTTTTAATAGCATTCCAAATTCTGATAGATATTGCTTTTATACTTTGCCATAGACGAGTAATGAAGTTTTTCAATGTGTTAAGGATATTTCTAGCTGTGCTGATCAATGTTCGAATAATGGCTAGCACTCCGATTTTTAAGGCAGTCCATAATTTAATAGCAGTATTTTTAATAGAATTCCATAATGCAGATAAGAAAGCTTTTAAAACTGCAAAATTATTACGAGTTAAAGCTATCCAACCACGAACAATTGCTAATACAGCGTTTTTAGTTCCATTCCAAATTGCGATAGATAAAGTTTTAATACCATTCCATATTGCTACTATCGCGTTTTTCAATCCTATTATTAAACCTTTGACTAATAAAACTAAGCCTCGGACAATACCTACTACAACGTTTTTAATAATCGTCCAAATAGTACGGAATGAATTTAACATTAATTGGCCTATAGTTTTAATAATAATAAGCATGTTGCCAAGGGTAGCTCTTAAAATACCACCAATAGCTAATAAAGCTCCACTGAATACTTGTTTAATACCTTGCCACATTAATGAGAAGTCGCCAGTGAATAAACCTTTAAAGATATTAATAATCCCACGTATTACATTTAATCCGCCTTGTACAATCATACGAATACCTGTGAAGGTATTAATAACAATTTGTTTTAATCCACCAAATATAATTGAAAAGAAATTCTTGATACCTGTTAAAATTGGTTTAATGATATTATTGTATAGCACTGTCAACGTAGCAGTTACACCTACTTTTATAACTTTAAATGCATTAACAATACTTGCGCCATTTTCTTTCCAAAATGCTTTAAAAAATGCACCTACGGCTACCGATATCGTTTTTATGAAGTTAACAAAATCATTATAAGCGCCACGTATCATTAACAAGGTAGATGTAAATTGTCTAGCTGCTTCATCAGGCAAAATCTTTTTAAAAATATTTAACCCTTTACCAGTGTCATTACTAAACACTGCTTTTATACCTGCTCCAAATTGTTTAATTACATTCCATAAACCGATAAACGCATTTTTAACCGGATTAATCACCGCATTTACAATATTTCTGAATGTCTCTGACTTTTTATAAGCAACTACAAAGGCTGTTCCTATTCCTGCAATAGCTGCAACTGCGATACCAACTGGACCTGTTAATGCAGTCATTAGTCCGCCAATTAAAGGTATCTTAGTAAGTAGTTGTGCAATATTAGGTAAAACGCCTTTAATACCACCATTAAATAGGCTAAAGAATTTAGCGCCGCCTTTAGTAGCATTAAGTAACGTCATAGCTTCCGAGATACCTACGATACTATGTGCTAATACACCAGTTGCAACAATAAGTGGAGGTATAGCAACACCTAACAAAGTAAATGCTGCGATTGCTATCTTAGTAGCATTACTTGTACCTTGTAAGTGTTCGAATAGTCCAGTCAACTTATCTGCTAAGAATGAAACGATAGGTGCAACTGCATCTCCAATTGTTCTAGCAAAGTTGATGAAAGTGTTTTTTAACATTTTTAACTTACTACCCATTGTTTCGTAACGGACATTAGCTTCATTAGTTAAAGCGCTATTTTCTTTCCAACCTTCTGAGCCTGTTTTAAGTGCTTTATCTAGAACTTGATGATTGTTAGCCATACGTCTAATAGTATCGGCTTCTCTTATTCCTTTGATACCTACATCATCTAAGGCTTTTAATACTCCTTTTGCTCCGCCCTCAGTTTCACCTAAACCTTTAACAAACATTGATAGAGCTTTACTTGGGTTATTTTCCCAAATTTGTGCAAATTCTTTACCACTAACGCCTGCAGTTTTAGCAAAGCTATCTAAAGTGTCGCCACCTTCAGCAACAGCTTTTGTCATCTTATTCCAAATTTGTGTCATGGCAGTACCGCCGGCTTCTGCCTCGATTCCTACTGATGACATCGCTGCACTAACTGACATAATTTCATCAGAACTAAAACCTGCTTGTGCGCCTGCACCAGCTAAACGTTGTGCCATTTCAACAATTTCTTTTTCAGTTGTGGCTGTACTGTTACCTAAAGCGACAACTGTTGAACCTAATCTATCTACATCTTTGATTGGCATATTTGCAGCATTAGCAAATCTTGCAAACTCTGTTGCAGCTTCGTCTGCAGTAAGGTTAGTAGCTACACCTAAGTTCATCATTGTTCTAGTGAATGAAGTGATATCTTGTTTCTTGATACCTAGTTGTCCCGCAGCTTCTGCTACACCTGCTATTTCTGTTGCAGCGAATGGCATTGTATTACTCATTTTAGTAATCTCATTGCCCATTTTATTTAATTCGCTACCACTCATATTAGTTGTTTTAGCCACACCTGCTAAAGCTTGTTCCCAATCAACAGAAGATTTAATAGCTATTCCCATACCTGCAACTGCTGGCATAGTCATATAAAGCATTGAAGTAGATCCAACACTTCTCATAGTAGAGCCTACATTTCTAATAGAATCTTTATACTTATTAACATTTTGAATACTTCTACCAAACCCACTAGATGCTAAACGTTGTGCGTTCCGTTGTTCTGTTTCTAGTCGTTTATAGCTTTGCGTAGTTTGATCTAGTTCGCTCTCAAGTTCATTCATTTTAATTTTTTGTTGAGTGATAGCACTAGATAATTCTCTAGCTTCTTGACTGTCGCGTCCTTGTGCAGTGGCTACGTTATTGTATTGCGCAATTAATTCTCTTAACACTACACGTTGCTCTGACATGTTAGTTTTAAGTGTGTTTAAATGATTACCATAGGATTTTACACTTTCTCCTGCACGAGCAAGATTACTTCTTGATAGTGACAGAGTATCGTTGAATTGCGACATCTTCGCTCTAATTTGAGCCATAGAAGAAATGCCTTGTTTTTGTTCCATCTCTAAACGATTATGTGCTTGTGTTGTTTGATTTAATTGAGTATTTAACTCTTTTAATTTCAAACGTTCTTCAGATAACTTTACGTTAAGCTGTTGTGCTTCTTGGCTTGTAGCACCGTATTGTTTTTTAGCAAAGTCATACTGTCTTGATAAATTTTGAACAATAAGTTGCTGTTGTTTCATTCCGTTGTTTAATTCAGAAATACGCGCTTTATATGCTTGTGCAGTTTGTCCACTCATCTTAAATTTATTAGCACTAATTGTTAAAGATTGTGCTACTTGTGACATTTTTTGTCGAATTTCAGACATTGAAGCAGTTAATGTTTTTTGTTCAAATGCAAATCGTTTAGCTTCCATAGTCGTTTTCTTATATTGATTGTCTAGTTGTCCTAAAGTTGCTTTTTCTTGTAAGATTTTCTCTTTTAACTCTAATGCTTCTTTACTCATAACGCCTTGTTCTCTAACAACCTTTTGATAACGACCTTCTAATACTCTAATTGTATTTTGATGTTTTTGAATAACTGTGTTTAATTGATTTAAATAATTCTTATAACTACTTGTAGATTTTTCTGTACTTTGAAATGCCATATTTGCAATGTTAAGTTGACGTTTCATTGTACCTAGAACATCATTAATTTTTTTCATTGAGAAAATTGTTTGTTTAGTCGTTGTACCGAATTGTTTCATCTCTTGTTCAGTTGAATTCAATTGTCGTTGATACATTTGTAATGCTCTATGTTGCTTACTATATTCTTGACGTAACTTTTCGGCTTCAACACTAGAACGTTGTTCTTCTAAAGTCATTTTCTTTAACTGATTAGAAATGTCTTTCATAGAATTTTCAGTTACATCAATCGCTTTAGTTAATTCTTTCGTTCTTGTTGCATAAGACTGCATGTTTTTCTCTGAGTTCTTGAAATTAGCATTAGATCTACGCATTTCTGAATCTAACGTTTTGAATTGCGCTCGTATCTGTTTCATTGTACGTTCAATACCAACATCACGCATATTCATTAAGATTGATAAACCTTTAAATCTTGATTCAGCCACTTACTGTCCCTCCTTCCTTATTTAGATATAAAAAAATAGCCTTAGTACCAATGACTAAGGCTACAATGCAGAGAATAGCGCATCAGCTTTTTCATCAGTATCAACAGTATTTAGATGACGTTCATCTAAAATTTGAAGTATATAATAAAATGGCATTTCAAGAACTTGGTTTGCTGGTGTACCATTTTCCACCATATCTTTTACGACTTTATCCAAATTCTTCAACATGCCATTGTAAGTTAATTCTTCTTTTTTTAATTTGTTTAGCTGATGCTCTGAATAAACTTTTTTGTTTCCTCGTCTTGTTGGCCATTAGCAATGAATTGTACTTGTTTTTGTAATGTTTCAAGTGCGTCAGGCGCATGTAGACGATTTCTAATATCTTTAGCAGTGAATTGTTTACCATAAATTTTAACTACTACATCGATTAATTTATCTAATTGTTCTTTGAATGATAATTCAACTTCTCCATTTTCTGCTTTCTCTAATTCAGCCATGATATCCACTGATTCATATAAAACATCTAACGGAATAAAATGTGGTGTTAAGTATGTTTCTAATTTAATTTCTTCTGCTTCTGGGTTTTCTACTAAACGAATATAGTTACGTTTTAATTTGTTTGACATGTCTTAATATCTCCTTTTATTTCGAAATAAAAGGACGGCATTACACCGTCCTAAAGATAATTTATTTTTCTTCTACTCTTTCAAAGAAAGGTAACTTATAACCTTTTTTCTTTAAACGTTTTTCAAAGTCGTTGACTACTTTTACTTTTTCTTCTACAACCTCATCTTTACGATATTCTTTACCAGTTTTAAGGTCTTTAGCATCTTTTAAAACTTTATATTGAACCATGGATTAACACTCCTTATGCTTCAGCAGCAGATTCTCCTGTTGTACTATCATCAGTGTCTACTTCTGTTTTACTGTCATAAGCACCATTTAATAATTCTTGGAAGAATGAATCAACATCAGCACCTTCACGAGAACTATCGAATAAAATTTTACGTTTACCGTCAGCGATACGGTGCATTGCAGTACCTTCTGATTCTTCTGAACTGAATTCCCAATCTTCTTCGGCAGTTTTACCTTCTAAGTTTGGATCAGCAAACATAACTTTAGTTAAACCAACTTGTTGATAAGAACCGTCACGTCGTTCACGTTTAAACCATACTGCTACATAGTTGTTTTGTTTACCACGTTCTTCAGAATATACTCCTGCTTCGTTATAAATTTCATTGAAGATTAACTCACGAATTTCTTGTGGGAAAGCATGCATTGTCATCGAAATTTTACCTTCACCATCAGTAGTACCTGATTCAATGATTGAACCGTCAGCGTAAGCATTAACAATTTCTCCACCAGTTTCTACTGAAATTTCTTGTAAACCACGAGTTTGAGTAACATTTGAATATTTGATAGTACCGTCTAATTCATCTGTTTCTAATAAAGCGAAACCTAAATCTTTAATATTGATAAATGATTTTGGTGTTTTAGCATATTTAACCATTTAATTTTCCTCCTCATAAAAAATTGCTTCATATCGTCTTGTTGAACGATACAAAGCAAATTCTTTGTTATATTCATTTCCTAAATTACTTACTTGCCCTGCTTTCAATTCTTTCCAGAGCAAATCACTAATACGTTGTGATATTTCGTTTCTTCTTAATCGTGCATTGTAATCTGCGTTAGCTTTCACAAATACATCTATTTGAACAATATAACTATACGCTGCACGTTCTCCGTCATAATGTACTTCGGGAATAGGATCATCGAAATCATCCAATACGACATAAGGCTTTGTGATGTCTTTAACGTCAGGATAGTCATTGAACTTTACATTTTTGATATCTAGTATTTTCATTAGTTTTTCGTCATCTTTTAGGACGCTGTATATTTTATTTAGTATATCAATCATAGTAACTTCTCCACTTCTTCCTGTACCGTTTTATAAAACTCTTTCTCAGCTGTACGCAATGCTTTATCTATCGCCCCAAAACCTTTAGGACGAATAAACTTACCATTTCTAGCGTGAAAGCCTTTCTCGTTTAAATGGACAATAGAATATCTGTGATGTGGTCCTTCCCAATATACACGTACTGAACGAACGCCTTTGTCCCAATAAGGCGCTGATAACTTAGCTTCTTCATACTCTGCGCCAGTATCTCTAAAGTAACGAATATTACTTTTGATAGCGTCTAAAACAATATTTCCTGCCTTAATCAACGCCTTATCTATAATTTTGTTCATTCTTTGACGACTAAATTTATTCTCCAAATCTTTTTGAAGTTGTTTTAATCCATCTGCACGAATACCACTAAAATTATTACTCGCCATTAGATACCACCCCTGCAGTTAACATTAAAAATTGTTCGTTCTCTACATCAGGTTGTACTAATTTAATATTCAAATCTTGATGAATATATGGCGAATCTATTGCAACGTAATGCTTCTCGTTTGGTATATATTGCCCGTGTGTTTCACGTATAAATATCTTCACATCATGTTCTGTACCATTTGCAATTGCTTGTTGTAATTCAGTCATTTTCCACTGTGGAACGTATGCCCAACAATGATATAAAACTCTTTTACGTTTTACACCTGCTTCTGGTCCTTCGTTATCTTGATACTCATAAAAATGAACACGCGTATTTAACTTTTTTGTTGTAATAAATGGTTTTTTAAATTTACTTTTCATTTACATCACGCTCTCTTAATGTCAAAAATCCAAAGTGTAACAAATCATCTTGATAATTGTCGTTAAAGAACTCTAATAAATCTTCATAATCATATCGAGCGCGTGCAAAAACTAAGTTTTTACCATTCAAATTACTATTAATATCAAATGCACCAAAACGTGTTTCTAAGTTCTCGTAAGACATATTTAAAACACGTAATAAGTGTTCATCTTCCGTATCATGAGAAATCTTAGTGTATTCTTTAAATTCATCTAAAATTTCATCCGATATCTTAACGCTTGGCATTAGTATCAACTACTTTCTTAGGCTTGTGCTGCACCGTCTGTAGTACCACCTGCAGGAGTTGAAGTACGAACTGCAGTAGATAATTCTAAGTCATACACGCGTGATGCATTGTTATCAGCTGGTTGACCATAAGCAAATGTTTTAGCAGTGTATAAAATACAATCTTCTAAAGCTAAAGTTTGGTCGAATTTTTTTACTGTTAATCCGCCACCACGTACTGCATCATAACGATCAGTTACAAAAGCAACTAATTTATTTGTTGGAACAAATTCAGATGATACGATTTGTACGTTATAAGGTAATACAGTTACAAAACCACCATTAGCAGTTAAGTAAGTGTAACGTGCTTGTACATCCCATGAGTCTTGTGGGTTAACTACTAATACAACTTTACCGTCAATGTTTACTTCTTTACCGTTTTCTTTAACAGATAAGCCTTTTAATACGTCTTTTAATTCATTTACAGTTGTGTCTGCATCTGCAAAAGTTAAAGTTCCAGATGTTGTTTTATCAACGACACCGCCATTTTCTTGGATATCTTTCATCAATCCAACTGGTTGGTCTTTAGATGCACCTTCACCAGTTAAGAAAGCAGCTTCTAAAGCAACTGAAATAGCTTCTTCAATTTGAGTACGAACAAAACGCTCTACCCAGTTAGGACCAAACATTTTTAAATCATCTGGAATAACTACGAAACAAGTTAATTTAGATTGTTTGAATTCTTCTTCATCAAATGCAGCATCTAATTGACCTTTGATTTCACCAAAGATTTTACCCCAAACAGCTTGACCTGTTGGTTCTGCTTTAATGATACGTGTTACTAAACCTGCGTTTTGAATGTTGATTTTTGAAAGTAATGGATGTTCTGATTGTAAATCATCAAACACACGTTCAATAACTGTTTCAGGTAATAATTTTTCTTCTTTATATCCTACTTCTGTATTGATTTCATTAAAGAATTTACGTTCTTCTGAAGTTAAAGGATCTTGTGAACGTTTAGCTAAAATACCGTTGTCTACTACACGATTATTTACTTCCGCTGAAATTTCTTCTTGTAAATCGTTTGATAATGCATCAAACATTTCTCCGAATGCTTTTGATTGTTCTTCATCACTTGCACCATTGCGAACTAATTCTGCAAAGTTTGCTTTGTGATCTTGATAGTTTTTTAATTTCTCTCCTACTTTGATAGGCATTAATATTCCTCCTTAAATTTATGCATAAAAATTAGCCATTAACATCAATTGCTAATAGCTACTTAAAATGCAAATCTTGAAAATTTATTTTCTTTTGGTGGTGGATTAGTACCTCCGCCTTGGCCTTCGCCTTCATTACCTTCGTCATCGCCTTTTTCTAATTTATCTAGGCGTGACTTAATGTTTTTAACTTCGTTTTCCAAATCTGCAATACGTTTTTCATTTGAATCATCACTTGAAGGTTCATCTGGTGTTCCTTCTTCTGCTTCATCAATCATTGCATTAAGAATGCTTCTTTGTTCTTTAAGTCTTGCTACATACTTAGAGTCTTTCAAGTTTTCTACACCTTCTTTCTGCTTATCAACAGATTTACGAGATGATTTCTCATCTGCAAAACCTTTATTGATTGCTTCATCTGCAGTTAACCACGTTTCATTAGCGATTAGATTATCAATCTCATCACGATCTAAACCTGTTCTATCATGATATATATCAACAATAGATGTATCAATTGCAGTTAAAGCATTCAATGTTTTTTGAATATCTGATTTGTTACCAAAAGCCATTGTAGAAGCCTCATGTACCATCATATTTGCACCCGTTCGGATGATAATCTTATCTCCTGCCATTGCAACTAATGATGCAGCACTTGCAGCTAATGCAGTGACTTCAATTGTAATGTGATTTGATAAGGACTTTAAGTAATTATAAATTTCTATTCCTTCAAACACATCACCACCGCCAGAATTTAAGCGAATAACAATATCTTCTTTAACATTATCAAGCGAATCTTTCACAGCTTTTGCGCTGATAGTGTCGTCAAGAAAAGATAAGTTAGCAATAGTACCTGACAACGTTAAAATGTGCTTGTTATTCTTAGTTTCGTTTCTAAAAACTGGCGTGACATTTCTCACAATCGGATTACTCATTATTAGTCTCACCTCCTCCAACTGGTGAAACTGATTCGTAGTTTTTAGTTAATACGTATTCATCTAGGTGTTCATCATCTCCTGGTTCATCGCCAAGCATGACACGAATTTGATTACCAGTATAAGTACCAGAAGAACGTAGTTTATCAATCGCTTCTGCTAATTCGATTGGGTTTTTCTTATCTATACCGACAATTTCAATGCGTTTATTTTCTTTTAAGTACTCATCTTTAAAGAATAATTTAGCATTTAATTCGCGCTCTAATTTCTTAGTTAAAGGTTTAAAACAAAATTGATTAGTTGCTTCAATCGCTTTTTCTAAATCTGCATTTTCTCCTAGAATTAAAGAGGGTGATACACCGACAATGCGTGCAATATAGATGAGAATATCTTCTATTGCTTGTCGTAACTCTTTGAAATCTGATCCATTCGCACTAGAGTTATTCGTTGAATGTTCTTCGTATTCCAAACCTTTCGTTAAAGGTACAACTGCAACTTGATTTTTCTCAAAGGTATTAAAAATCATATCTATATAATCTTGGATACCTTTCGTACTTAATTGTGTTGAACCTATATTCAAAACGCCTCGTATTTGATTTTTCTTGAGTTGCATATTTAACATGCGACCAAATACTTCGCCATAATCTTCAAACAATCCTAATGAGAATTTATCTAGCTTTTCATTGGCGTATTCTAAATAAATTACATCATCCATTGAAAAGTAGCGATTATATTTATAGTCGTTAACCATAACTGAATTAAAGCGATGTGGTAATAGTCCTAAGTCTGTTTCATGTTCGAAATCATCTGCCACATATAAATAATCATCATCCGATTTAATGATTAAAGCTTCGTTATCGACAAGAAGTTTATAAATAAATTTCTGCCAAAACTGTGTAGCATTTTGATTAGGGTTTGGTCGAACATTCAATAAGTAATACATATCATCTTTAGTGACATGATCACTTTCTTTCACTCTAAATTCAGATTGAGCGATTGTCCTTGCTACATACTCAACTACCACATTTAAAGCCATTCTTTTGATATAGGCTTTTGAACTTGTTTCTTGTAAAAGTTCTAAATCATACATCCATGAAATCTCTTTATTTTTTTGAAATATCTTATCAAATAGCCCCATAACTTATTCCCTCCTTCCTTTAAAATCTCAAGCCCCTTAACAGATTAATTTCTTCTTCTAAATTAGAATCTTTCAAATCATCTGCTCTATACAACGCATGTATAAGAGCTTGGAAACCATCAGTTTTACGTCTTATTGGTTCTTTCTTTTCATACTCTTTATTACCGTCCTTGCGTATCTTAACAGCTACATTTTGCGTATACCAACGCATTAGAGGGTTATCACCAAAGATAAGATGATGTTGCGCGAACATATCTTCAACTCTTGGTGCAAGTAATGATTGAATTGCACGAGTGTTTTTTATTACTTCATATTCGATACCTGCATCTTCAAATAAAGGTCTAAGTAAATCCATACGGAAGTTGTCGGCTACGACTTTTTGTAGTCCATAATTCTTTTGCGCTTCGATAAACCAATCAATAATATGTTTAGGGTTTATTGTTGGCTCATCTACAATTGTGAGTAAACCTTTTTTCTCCCATTCATGAATAGGTGGCTTTAATTTGTATTTATCAAGAAATTCTTTTCTAGCGAATGAGTGAGTTTTCCAAATATAATCATCACCGGATCTAAACAATAAGCCGACTGCTGCAAAGTCTTTTAAACTCGCATAATCAAGACCACCAATACATTCATTGTTTTCAAGTGGGGGTATAGGTCGATTTGTAGCCATTATGTCATCCCACGGTGCTACAACACTTTGAGTGTCAGTTTCAGGCATATTCATTCGTTTAGTCATAAATTCCGGTCGATTAGATGGATTAAACTGAAGTCCTAGATATTGTTGATGGACTTCTTTAAATAATTGAGCGCCATATTCACTTTTAGGGTTTTCAAACATTGGGTTTGCTTTTTCCCAAAGTTCCGGTTTATCTATTTCTTCTTTATCATCAATTTTGCAAATGAAAGGGAACAATCTATCTTCTGGATTAATACCTTTTAAGACATTGTCTGCTCTTTCTTTTAATCTATCTAAAAACCCTTCTCTTACATATCCGTCTGTACCTATGTAGAAAGTACGAGGGTGTGCAACTTTACCTAGTCCACTTCGTTTAATATTAATAATCGTATCTTTTTCGTAAGCATGAACTTCGTCAAAGAAAATACAACCTTCACGAGCGCCATCTTTCGTTTTTTCATTAGATGTATCAAACAAGAACTGCGATTTGGTACTTGTTCCTTCCACATAAACCTTACTTAAATAAAAAGGGTTGTTAGGTCGTTCGCCTGTAATATATAAGTTGTTACTTTCTATCATTTCATAGATTTCCCTAAAACTTACTCGCGCCTGTTTCTCACTATTAGCTACTACTGACATATTATATTTAGGAATACCGTGTAATGGTGTCATAAAGAACGCTGCTAACGTACTAATATAACCGTTCTTGCCACCGCCACGAGCCATTGATATGAAGAACTCCGAAAAATAAGGCGTTTTAGTATCTTTTTCATATAAGAAAACAAAACATGAAATGAACTTTTGGAAGTCTTGTAGTTTGAAAAACCATTTCTCACTAAACTTGATGTAATCTTCTATTTTTTGATCATCAAAATAAAGGTCATCACGTTGCAAGATATTATCTTCTAAAAAAGATACAAGTCTAATGCGCTCTTTGTTAAAAATAACGTTGCCTGATTTATATTTTTCTATATAATCTGTAACATGTTTAGGTATCTTCATGTTAAATCAGGTCCTTTCGCTTGTTCTTGTCTGCGTCTTTCTTCGGCTTTTCTTTCTAAATGAAACGATTTCTCTAAAGCTAACAACGAACCATTCACTTTGTTCTTCTCTGCTATTGCAGGATTAGGTTTGATGTACTCTTGTGAAGCGTTTTTCACTACTGTAATCGGCCCAGATTGTTCGATATAAACATCTAATGCGTAAAATAATTTAAGTAAATTGGTATAGCGCTCAACTTTTTCAACTTCTATATCATTATCTGTATCTATCTGCTTCATTAGGTAATCTTCTGAAGCATTAATTCGTTCAATTTGACTGGGTGTTAATTTATCTTTGAGGTATTTATCCTTTTTCAATCCCCTCCCCCCTTTGCTTATTTTTTTATTTTTTCGAAATGTCAAGCCCCCTTACGTATCTTTTTGATGAATAAATCTGCAGAGTTGACCCAAGCGCCGGTTTCCGCGAAGTCTTTTGTGGCGCGATTTATTTAGGCGGGGGGTATTTGACATTTTTTACACTTTTATTTATTTTAATTAAATAATATTTTTATACAATTTTATTTTACCAATTTTCATCATTAAATTTATTCTTTCTATTGTTTGGATTATGTTCAAATCTTCCATGACGTTTGTTGTGATGGAATTTACATAGTGTTCTTAGATTAGAAAGTTCATATGCTAAATCTGGTCTTATTTCTAACTCTTTAATATGGTCAACTTCTAGTGATTGTTTCTGATTAATCGTCAATCTACCTTCTGCATTACACATGACACATTCAAAATGATCGCGTGCTAATACCTTTAGTCTTGTCTTACGCCACTTCGCATTAGAGTAGAAACCTTTATTCTTTGTACGTTGTTCTATATAGTTTGCATATGCTTTACTCATCTTTATTACTCCAAACAAAAAGACACACCACCTATGTGATGTGCCTGTACTTTATATACTATTTGATACTACTATAATACCTTATTGACAACCCGCACTTCTAGTATGTCGGAAGTGCGCTTAGTCAAAGCTTACCCAACCAATTCGTTTAGCTGTCTCTCTCATTAATTGGTTACGCATACGAAGTGTAGCATCTCTACTGATTACTTTGTTATCTTCCCTTGCCTTTGTTAACTCATGTGCAATGTCTGGCCACTCATATACTGTTAAGTCTTTCTCCCAGTATCTATAATCAACTATAAGCTTTTGTTCTTGAGTAGCGTCTTTATATACATCTTCAATAGCTTGTATGATTGCTTGTAGATTATTGTACTTCAAGTCACTATGTAACTTAGTAACTTCATTCTCTACTGGACTAGATGGTAAGTTACTCTTACCACCACCATGATTAGTATCTGCTGGTTGATATAGTAACTCATATCTTCTGAATACTAATTGTCCTTTCATATCTTCGTACTTCTCCCAGTACTCTTCTAACTTTGGTATGTCTGTCTTACCTAAGTTCATGCGCTACCTCCATTACTTAAACTGTTTCTTCGCTCTCTCTATCTCACGTTCAATATCTTCTATGTCACTTTCTCTTACAAACTTACTAAAGAGATATACGTTGGTGTATTTCAGTGCATCTAATTCATTACGCAAGATTGAGTTACTACCTAATGCAATCAGTAATGCTATTGCGAGAATTATTGATATTGTTATCCACATGCTAATTCACTTCCTCTAAATAAGTGTTGAGTGCTAAAACTTTGAAGTTGTACGCTTTAGATAATTCATAAGCTACATCTCTATCACTAAACCGTTCAGCTTTGTATACATCTGTTGTTGTTTCAAGAACTTTATGTGTTACTTTGTTACCTGCATAAATTGATACAGTATCTTTATAGTATCGACCTTCTTCGGTTTCCAATATATAATCTTGAGTTAAAGGTGTTTGCATCACTCTGAAACCTCCGCGTTCAAATGGATATGATCATCCTGTGTAAAATCTTGTGGCACTTCCACATCATCTACACTCTGCAACTTAACGATAAGTTCGTTAGTTAGATATTTTCTTAGTTCATACATTCCGATAATGAACCATATTTTTAGTATGCGTTTAATCATTACGTTCACTCCTTATCGAATATTCCTAATTTTTTATATTCATCTTCTAGCCAACGCCAATTTGTTTTAGGTGGTTTAATGCAATTTAATAACCCTTTGACTTCGACTTTCTCTTTAGCTTCTTTCTCACTCTCTGCCTCTACCAACGTCATACGTTCATTCTCTCTAGGTGCTTCTACATTTACATGCACATGACCTGTGCTGTCTGTAAATTCTCTGATTAGGTATTGCATTATTCTACAACCTCTAAAATCTCATGTTTCATTCTGTATTCTTTGACAGTACCATAGCAGCGTTCTGCAATATCCATAGCACTATCTAAATAAGAAGTTTTAATAGCTTTTTCTATGTTTTTAGTGAAACTGTATACATTTCCAAATGCATTTGTTGATACGTACAAGCCACTCTTTATTTCAATAATATATTTCTTGTCATTTTGATTATCTTCCATTCCCACTCACTCCTTATCCAGCTTGTTATTCTCGAATTGTTTTCTTTTACGTTCTTCAAACTCTTTGCGTTTGTTTCTAGTTTTCTTTGCAATTCTTTTATATTCACGTTCTTCTTTGGTATTTTCTAAATACATTTTGACAATCATTCCTGCCGAACTGACTAATAATAGTAAGGCTATAATAATTAAAATTAGTTCTGTCACTTCCCCAGCACCTCTTTTACACGTTGATATATGTCCTTACTCCCCTGTACTTCCGTATGCTCCACGTTCTGATTCTTCGTCAAACTCTTGCACCTCCGTTGGCTCTGGCAACATCACTGGTGTAACAACCAATTGTGCTAAGCGTGTTCCTGCTTTAACTACGATTGCCTCATCACCGATATTGTCTGTAATAATTCCAATTTCTTTGTTATACGTGTGATCAATTGTTCCAAGTGCTACACGTAACTTAGTTTTAAGTGAATTACCTGAACGTGGTCTCACTTGCGCCTCATATCCATACGCTAAATCAATTGCAATGTGTGTTGGTACTACGACTGTACTATGAGCAGGAATAGTTGTATCTTCTGCGACATATAAATCTAATCCACTATCTGTTGGATTTGCTCTCGTTGGCAAGATTGCATTTTCTGATAATAATTTAATTGGTAAAATTGACATTATTTTCTCTCCGTTTCTTCTTCCATAATTTGTGATAAACGATATATTTGAATATCAGACATTCCTATTCTGTTACACGCTCTGAAAAAAGCTTGTTCTTCTTTTGATTGTTCTCTTTTTGCATACTCTGTAAATTTATATGCTGCAATTAAGTCCTTAACTATTCTAGTGACTACTGTTCTAATTATTGATTTACCTACAAATTTAATTACGTTTTTCATTTATTGTTCCTCCGATATTTGAATTAATTGAATGTTGTACCATTCTTGATAAACGTTCCCTTTCTGCTTTTGTATCAACTATTTGATATCTGTAATTCAACGCAGGTGCTACTGGTGGTTTAAGTGGCGACTGCTTAATAACTACTTTTTGTTCACCGACCAATGTATGAAAACTGCCACCATTCAATAAGCTGAGTAAGTCATTTTCATCTAGGAATATAGTTTGTTCACTCATCACTACCACGCTCCTTTAAATTTATAATTACATGACAGATGTTTTGAAATATTGCATTTGGCTCTCTATCTTTTAATGTCCCGTTAACGATTAAATCATCTATCTCATCAAACGCCTCTGCCTTTCTTTTCGTTTCTGCCATATCATTGATGAGTTCGTCATGCTCTTTAGACGTATCATATAAATTCTTTTCTATTTCATAACTCAACTTAATTTCTTTATCTAATTTTCTTTCTAACTCTGCATTACGCTCACGCAATTTCTCAAGGTCATCAAGCAATGCGTCATAACTTTTTTGTGATAATGTTACTGTCATTCCACCATAGCACCGTCCTTCCAAATTAAAGTCATTGTGCCGTCGTTATTAATTAAATTAAATGTTTTAGTTTTTGCGCGACTAGAGTTAATTTCAAGTACTTCCTTGATGTTTTCATTCTCGTGATAATCTATAAAAATTTCGTCATCGACACCTGTAAAAATTTCAATGAACATAGGCAAAACTGTATCCTCGTCGATTTCTTTTTCAATTTCGACTGTGAAAGTTTCATTTATAGCAATTTCATGCTCTATCGACAAATTTTGAATTTTATCGAAATACACAGAACCACCATCAAGATTGCTATAAAAAGCCTTGTCACTAACTTCGTTCTCCCACGCCCACTCAATTAATTCTGGTAATGTCATCTCTACCTTACGTTTAATCTTTGTCATTCCTTACACACTCCCTATTCCTTTTAATATCGTTCTCACTTACCAACATCGTCACTCTACTTCCTGCTACCTTAACCACAAAGCCGTTGACACCTAGCTTGCGTAATTCCTGTTGTATCTGTGTAGGTGTCTTGCCTTGTGTGTTGTAGCGATAACGTTGGTTGATTGTGTCGGATAGTATCATAAGATTAACTCCTCACATATCTCATCAAACGTTTGAATACCTCTACTATCAGTGATATCCATAATTACGCCATACACATATTGATTGATACTGAACTCTGCTCGGTCTTGCTCGTCTGAAATATGTCCTGTCCCTTGTCTAATGTCAGTACATTGAACATAAATCTTAATATCCTTCTCACTTTCTTTTTTAAGGCGCTGTGCGTACCCCATTTCGCAAATTGTCCCTTGTGCATGAGGTAAGTAATCGAATATCATAATGTTACTGCGTTCCATACCCTCTGTATCATTAGCTACAATACGTTCTGCTAATTTATCTTGCTTAGCATTAGCTTTATCATTGATGCCCTTATCGTCATGTGGTGCATAGACTTTAAAGCCTAATCGTTGTAACTCTTGCTTTTCCCACTCACGACGTATCTGTTGCCCTATACTTAGCATGTCGCCACCTAAATAGATCATAGTTAGTCCTCCTTATATTTATAAACAACTATTGCACTTGGAAAAGGCGCACTATTTTTACCATTTCCAAACTTCAAGCGACCTTTTAAAAATCTAATGTCATCTGCTTTATCGAAAATAAAATCATGCCAGTACATTGTGTCTGTTCTTGCTGGTATCAAACAAACAACCGTTGCACCATTCAAACTTTCTTCATATGCTTTCTTGATCCATTTTTTTATTTCTCTGCCGTAAGGTGGGTTCATGAACACAACATCATTTGACCAATCTTTACTCAAACCGTCATCTTCAATAGTGAAGTGTTTACTACACTTAGCATTTTCTTCAGTTGCACATGGATCTAGAGTGAAATTAAATTCTTGATTTAATTCATCAAATAAATGTTGTGGTGTAGTCCATTCATTTGATTTACTGCTAAAATGAACATTCATATACCATCACTCCCAACATTCAATCGCAAACTCGACACTTTGCTTAGCTTTTTGTAAATCTTCTAAACCATTCTTTCTAGGCGCTCTCATTAAGTATTTGAGTGCATTCCCTACGTGATAAAATACTGACGCCGATTTGTACGTCTTACCTACTAATTCGATAATCATTCTTGCCGAAAATTTACCGAACTGATAATGAGGTGGTTCGTGTACCATGTCTTGTCCTTCCTTCATATCCACTTTACGTGTGAATGGCTCGTTTACTCTCACAAAGTCATCATTATCAGTAAGTGTGAATTTATAACCACCTGCATTCTCAACCTCTGCGTACCAAACTGTTTTTAAACCTTTTTCTTTTGCATACACACGATTGACTATGGCCGTTTGCATAGCAGTAATACCTTTAAATGGTGCTTGGAACTGAACAATATTATCTACTTTCAAATCAATTATTCTTACATTTTCCATTCCGCTACCCCCTCTGCACATTGCCGTATTGATCTGTTTTGACTTTAACCATAAGATTGTTTTGTACTAGATTTTTAAAGTATCTAGTGTTCACTCTATGCTTAGCAACCTCACGTTCTGCACGTTTAGCCCTAGCAATACGTTCTTCTCTACGTTTACGTTTCAACGCTCTTTCGTGCCTAATTTCTGCTTGCTGTATCTCATACAACTGCTTAGCTGTTAATTGCTTTTCATTTCTTTCGTACGTCTGCACCATATTCATATACTCCCTTGCCATGTATTAATTCTGGACCACGTAAGCCTTCTTTATATCTCTTACGAACCGTACTATCAGATACATCAAAATATTTATACACATCACATAATCTGTAACGTTTACCGTTTAAATTCACTTTTATCATAGTGTCACTTCCAATCTGCATAACTGACACTAACGTCAGTAATGTTTTTGATATTATCCAGTAAGTCGTCAGGGTCATTTTTATATCTATTAGAGTAATGTTCGATATAGTTTTCTCTATCTGCATGTTTGTTTATCCAAATAGGTTGTTCTACTTCGACGGTTAAATCGAATGTGAGTTTTAGTGTTTCTTCTTGCATTACACTTCCTCCACTTCTAAAATAATTTTCGGTTCCTCTGCATATTGCTTAAAACTGTGTATTTCAACGATTTGGTTATCGTCTTTCCATAGATGATCGTTCGCTGCATCTAGCACAGTTTTGATTAAGTTATCTATATC